CCATCACTCTCTGAATAGTATTGGTGGGGAGGTTGCCCTCCCCACCGGGCGTCCTAGCTCCCGAGTCACGCCTGCGGCCGGTAAGCCCTACCGTGCCCTGGAACGAGGAACCTCACCCTACTGTACGACCGGCTCCGTGTCAAGCGGACAGCCGTAACATCGTACGAATAATAGAGGGAGGTTATTCCTATACTTAACCTCGCAACAGTGCGCGTTTGGGTCTACCACTTCGACCGGCTTGACCGGCTTAACCTTCTTCGGTCGTCTTGGTACTTTGACTATCTTCCCCTGTGCCTCTAGCTCCTCAAAGATTCGTCGTCTCCTAGCATTCCCTGCTTTCCCCATTTTAGAATAGTGACCTTCCCGTAGCTAGACATGCGAGGATTAGGAATATCAAACACACTACAATAGCATACGCTATGTACTTATCGTCTTGATTCACTTACCCATCTCGTCGTAAGAAGGATGATCTGGATTCCATTCCTGTTTGTTGTCGGCCTGCGCGTACTCTGCATTTTCATCGCAGAGCATATGCCTAGGCTTCCCATCATCATTGAAGTAACGTGGCGCTGGTTCGATGGGATTGCCACAGACAACACACGTCGGCCCGTTTGCAAGGATAGCCCACTCTCTGATTTCTTGCGCGATGTTCTCGGCATGGTAATCGCCTTCGTAGTGTCCCTGCCCGTCGTCGCCTCCGGTAGCTCGCCAAGCTTCTACGCTTATCATCCCCATCAGGTTCCTCGCAATATGCGCGGCCCGTCCAAGGGTGCGGCTTAGCTCTTTCTCCCGAGTCTCGGTAGCCTGCATAGATACACGGAGTTCTCGGTTCTTCTCACGCAGTGCGTGAACCATCGGTTCATGGACGATACGTCGAAAGTCTGATAAGTCCGTCATACTATGATATCCTTTTGAAATGCAATCACGACAGCTTGCCACGTCGTCGGTGCGTCAAGCTTCCAACGGACAGCCTTGAGTGCAGTGCGTACCGTGGACTCTTTGATTGACAGAAGCTCCCCAATCTCTGCCGCTGTGTTACCGTAGCTAACGAGGTAGAGGATTTCCCTCTGCCGATTCGTGAGGATGGGTTCGTCAGTGAGGGTCATGGTTTCGATCCCACCGTACCCAAACCTCAAACGCTACACACAGAACTGTAGCAAAGAGGAGGGTCGCTACTAGCCACCACCATTCACCATCATGGATCATCTGCACGATGAGATATGCGATGAAGAAGTAGGGCATGACCTTCCATCCATCAGTCACCAAAGATTTCATTAAACCACTTCTCCTTCACTGTCAGCTTACCCTTGACGTAGCTATCGACAGTGTTACGTGCGTTGATATGGATAACCTCTACGGCCCCTTCCTGACCAGGACGGTAGACACGACCGACTGCCTGCATCATGTCCTTCGGTGACCATGATCGATCTAGGAAGATGAGGTACTGCGCACACGATAGGTTGATTGATTCTCCACCTAGTGCGAGTGTACTGAGAAACACCTTCTTGTCTGGTTGACGGAACACGTCATGCCACAGACGATACCGCTCTGACTCTGTATGCTTCTGCTGCATATGGACGTAGCCAATCTCTGCCTTGTCCAATCGCTGTGCCATCAGGTGCAGAGGGTCTTTGAAGTTGGAGAAGATTACGACCTTCTGCGAATCCTCGTCTAGTTCCTTGACGATATCGAGTGCAAGGTCTAGCTTGGTACTCGGATCGACAAGGGTAATCTCTGTGACCCGACGCTGTTGCCTTGCATCCCATCCACTGTTCAGTACCTTCGGCGTAGCCACACCGATCTGACGCAGGCGGTTGAGCATCGACAGCACGTTCGGTGACTGGATCGTAAGCCCCTGCTGATCGTATGTCTGTAGGACTGTACGAATCTCGTCGTACATCTTCCGCTGTGTGCTGTTTAGATCGACGGTATGCGCCGTCTCGACAGGCTTCTCGATACCACGATGCACCATCGCCATCGTGTGACGTGGGCCGAACTTCTTTCGTAGCTCACGGAACTCCTGCACCCTATAGGACTTGAGTCCACGGATGACACGGAACCCACGGGCATCGATGAAGATGTCACAGAAGTAATTGACGAATGCCCAATAGCTACTAAACTCGTTCTTGTCTAGGAAGTTGAGCAGACTCCATATCTCTGCCGGGTTATTCACGAACCCTGTCCCGGTCATGATATGCTTATTCATTGCCTTGAGTCGCTTGAGATTCCTAGTCCATTGTGTCTTAGGATTCTTTAGCCGGTGCGCCTCGTCCGGCATAACCATACCCCACTTGATCTTCTGCAACTTATCCACGATACCATGCTTGCCCTCGTTCCTCTTGCGAGAGTTGAGATTGGCAGCATTCGTGAAGATATCGTAGTGTGCGAGAAGCACGATAGGATGGTTATGAAACCCTGTCTCAATCTTCTGTAGCAGGCTGTCAAGGCTGACATCCTTCTCGAAGTCACCACGCTTCATGGTTACCTTGTGAGTCGTAAGGTTGTACAGTTCCCACGACTCAGGCAGGCACCGATAGAAGTCAGAGAAGTATGAACCCTTCCCCAACTTGGACGTGACGATCAGTGCGTTCTTTACCTTCTTATGCTCAAGCAGCCACAGACCTGTGCTTGTCTTGTAGCATCCCATCTGTGACCAGTTGGCGGACGCAGCCATAGGGCCGAGGAATCGTAGGTCTTTCTTCTGCCATTCCCTAGCCTCGTATGGTTCGTCAGACACTAGTGGTTGAAAGAGTAGCTCAGTCACGTCTCGGTGTCACCATACCATTCGCCATTGCGTGTGTCTCTGCGAGCAAACGAAGTTCCTCCGCAATCTTGAGAAGTGCGTAGCCCATAGCGATACCGATATACAGTTCGGCAGCCCGGTCACCTTGGTCAGTAACCATACCGATCTGCGTCTGCGCATCTTCTAGAGCGTTCTCTGCCTTTGCACTGAGGCTCATGTTCCCTCCTTTCGTGAAGCCTTGATTGTAGCAAGGGCTTGGTCGGCTGTCAAACCTTGCTTAATTAAACGGTTATACTTCACTGCCGCCGACCGACACGACTTGAAATCCTTTCCTTTGTGGAAAAGTGCGCGTTCGTTCGCACCCTTAATCGGGTGTCTACACCACTGGCAGATAGGTCTACGAATGCGGATGATGGTTGTTCGTGCTAAGGCTAGACTGTAGCCTTTCACAACCATGAGGTATTCTAGTTCGTCCGCGTGTTTTATATACCATTGCTCTTGCCGACAGGGATGGCACATAGTGCGTCCGTGTTCCTCTACGATTACACCACCACATTGAGTACATCGAAGTTGGTGGTCTGAACCCGAACACGCTATGCACCATCCTGTCGAGTGATTGAACGCAAGGTAGGATACCCACTCCCCACAGGAGGGGCAGTATTCCTCAAGTTCCGGGAGTTCTACCAAGGACGACGAATCTGATCCACGTTGACGATTATCCATAGATGATAGCGACACTTCACTCGTCGGCAACGAGCATACGTAATGAGACTGTCGCCATCTGGAACGTCGTCATGCTCCCATGAATGGAACCCGATAGTACATAGGAAAGTACGGAACATCCTAACTCCTATGGGCCGGGGCAAGTCCAGCCGTCGCCAAACCTTGCGTAGTGACCAAGTGCTGCTTTGTACTGGTCACGCGGCGTATGCCGAACATGCCAGGGCGGTGCTCCCATGTACGCTGCATCTGCGTTGTATTCACGCCATGAGATACCGAATGCACTAACGAAGCTACTGTTGTTGTGTTCCCAATCGAAATGGGTTTCACACCTTGCCACACCTTGCCAGTTCGCGGGCAACCATGACTGCCAGTTGTAGTGGTAGTCCATGTATATCTTCCGCTTGAGCATCGCGCGCTCTTTGACTACCCGGATATATACACCACGTGCAATCTTGCACGATCTTGTCCACGGAATTGCTTGGCAATTCGGCTGGTCTGGTGCGCGTAGCCACCTATGGTTCTTGAAGAACGTGATTACGTTCTCGGTATGCCTGAGGTTCCGGGAAGTGCTTTCGTCTACTGCTCCTGCTGTTCCTACTAAAGCTAGTGAACCCACCACTAGCAGTATTGGCAGCATAGCTCTCAACGATCCCCTCCTAGTTTGTTTACAAAAATGGGCGGGGGAGCTTCATCGGGTTACTCCCCCGCCCTTCACGGGACTCGGCCCCATGAACTTGCAACGCCTACCAGGGAGAGGCAGGCGACCGCACCGTAACAGCACACAGGGAGGGCGTCAACCCCCTCTACCTCCTGAAATCAAACACTCTACGTCCGGTGATAAGTGGTTTATCTTCCGGCCCCTTGACGAATGAGTGGATGTACTTCCATTTGTGTTCGGAAGTCTTTGCGTACCATTGCTTACGCCAATGACCACGAACTACCCAACGTCGTGTCCAAGGGATTGGCTCGGCGTCTCCCTCTTTCTTTGCGGACTTTCGACGTAGCGTTATGAGCGTGATCAGGCGCTCAGGCGCATCCGATCCAAACTCACGATTGTACC